CGACCCTCAACGCATCCTGTGCGTCGACATAGGCCGGTGTCGCCGCGCCAATCGACGCCGCACTGACTTGCGGGACGACAATCACCCACTGCGAACTAGTGCCGTCATTATAATAGATGTAAAGCTGGCCGGTGTCGCTTTCCCACCACAGGCTTCCATCGGTTGGAGAAACTGGCGGGGTATCCGAAGCGGTGACCGAAGCGCCACCTCCACCCCCTCCGCCGCCAGTTGGGTGAACGTGATCTTCTCGAGCATACTTAAGCGAAATGCCGACAGCACCGACGCCTTCGATAATGGGAGTAAGTGTCGCGGGTTGCGGGAGTGATGCTGCTAATTCCGCGTCGGTGATGTAAGCGTCGAGGGTTACTTCCAGCTCAGTCTCGGTGACGTAATCCGCGCCACCTGTTCCAACTGCCGCATCAAGTATGTCGAAATTAGCATTAAGCTTCTCGCCCCAAGTGTCCTCGGACTCCCCAACGTCGGGTTTCACCAGACCCAGATTGCTTGTATATTCGTCAGCCATTATTCGAACCTTGGAGTGGTGACGGGTATCCAGATTTCGGTTGGGGCCGCGATAGCCGAAGCCCATGCAGCAATTGGTTCAGACACGGGGTTCCATATGTCTGGAACGATAGGGCTGGCCGACACCGGAGTCCAGGAATCCTCCGGTGGGAACCCCGGCAGAGGAATCCAAATATCGCCGGGAGCTTCCGGCGGAACAGGAATCCATAGTTGATCCCACAAGTCATAAGTATACCTGCCGTATTTGAGTCTGCCGTATTTGCGGCCACTACCCAAATGACTTCCTCCTAACCGGCATTAACACCGAACCGCTGGCTTGATCTACTTTGTGGGCATTGTTCATATCGTTAACGGTCCGCACCACTTCCTTATCCCAAATACCATTACGGTCATCTTCGATGGCGTACATCGAAGCGACGTGCAGGATTTTGAGGGTATAAATGGTGGGGTGATAAACGTTGATCCAGTTGTTGGCGTCGTTGGTCAGCGGCGGAATATTCTGGTAGTAAGTAAGCTCCACCTCCAACTCGCCGCTAACCCCGCCGATCACTAGGAAATTTCCTAGGATGCAGTAGCGATTGTACCTGCCGGGGTAAGGAGCCTCCGGAGGACCATCGAATTCTGGGTTAAAAAATGCGTCCACCGTTTGGTAACGGCAGACGCCGCCAGTTGGGAGGCGAACCAACCGAATTTCCTGCCAATCCAACGGCAGCGGAACTCGATCATTGATTAGGGTGGAAGTGTCGATCTGGACCATGTGCTTGACGCGAAGCACAGTCGAAAGCTGCTCCTCCGCCATGCGAATCCAGCCGGTCACAACGGCGTCGGGATACACTTCCTCGCCAATCGCCAGCCAGTTGCGAATTTCGGTACACTTGTCGGTGAGGAATGTTCCCATCAGACTCTACCCTGCCACACCCGGAATGCCCTATTGTCTGGGTCGTTGAGCCAACGATCCCAGTCTTTGCTATCCCAGCCTTCGAGTACTGATTTCTCGTAGACCGAGATGGGCACCCCTCGCGCAACTAACTTATTGTTGCTTCGTCTAGGGTGGAGTTCTGATAGAATCTTGTTGTTCGCGATCGCCTGTGTCAAGTCTTGTTCGGTATGAACGTGGACGGTTTCTGGATCGGTATCTTCCCAGACCATCGTGCGCTTTACAGCGCCGTCATTCCGATAGACCACCTTACGTTCCGTCATGGTAGCACGCCCTAGGTTCGCTGTCAAGTTGCAGCATAGTGTTCACTTCTTCTTTTTAAACATAGCCTTTAGGTCCGCCTCAAGCTGGGTGGACATTTCAGATAATTGACTATCCGAATATAACATTCCCTTAGGCGGCACGTTAAGGGGAGGTAATGCTTCGTCCAATTCTTTCACGGCTTGATCGGACTTGGACAGCACACCTTGGGGCGGTGTTTTCTCGTGTAGTATTTTTTGGTATGCAGTGAAACCGCCATCGCTAATTTGACCGTTATGAAACATAGCTAGCAAATGATTTTCTACCTGCTGCTTCTGCGCATGGGTCAAACTAGGAGAGTCTTCAGCAATCAACGTAAGGAAGTCATGCTTACTCTTTGTTTCTAAATTCCCTATCTTTGCATGCATTTCGTCGGGAGTATATTTGGGTTTAATGTGGTCAAACACACCGGACGCGACCTGCTTTTTCTGATCCAGCGCGGCAGTCCCGATGTCAAAGTCCTCTTGGGTGATCTTGCCCGCCTTTTTCTGCTTCCATAGTTCGTCCCATTTAAAATCAATTTTCTTCTGCGCCAACATCTTCTCGCCGTAGGTACTGCCTTGCAGTTCGTTGTACTTGGCTACATAATCCTCGTCCGCGACCTTACCTGCCTTCAATTCCTTGTTTAAATCATTCAACGCATCCCATTTCTTCATGGAGGCTTCGTACGCGGCGTCAGCCTCAGCATTTAATTTTTCGTGCTTCGCACTTAATTGTTTAATGTGTGAATCTGGAGCACTATCGTCCCACCATTGAGCGGTATTTTTCTTCGGGTCCTTTACCAAGCTCTCAAATTCATCAGGCTTGTGTAAGATACTCCGAGGAAGACGCCACGGTTCCCTAGCCCCCACTGAGCCGTATCTAGAAGCATGCTGCATCGGTTCGACTACGCCGCGCTTTGCAGCCAGTTCCATACCTTCTTCTGAGTATTTCGGGATTAATTGCTTGGGGTCGAACGCCATGAAAGTGTCGTGTTTTGCACTCCCGGCGTGGGGGTAAAACAAAGAATCAATACCCCGGTCCTTCATCATTGGTATAAACTGGTCCTGCCACATTTGACCAGAACCAGATATGTTCTTCATATCCTCTAGCAACCCCCGAGGGTAAACCCCTCCGGTTTGCATATCCTGGATTATCGGACTAATTACGTTATCCGCCTCATTCCATTTGATCGCATCCATGGGATACTTCATGGAACTCTTGGTGTCCAACAAGTACGGCTTATTGCGGGGGCCGGTAGCTTCCGGGGCATCGAATCTCATCCCGCTCATAAAGTCTATTTTTGGCTGCTCCCCCGATCTTACAACGTACGGCCAACCTTCTAAATTGCTGCCGTGCTTAAGAGCATAACCCTCAGTTATAGGCGCATCAATAGTGGCGTGCAATCCTAGATCGTGGGCTACTGGCGGTACAGCCATCTGATTATATTCTACTGGCGATCCGGTCCCGTGGAGTACACCAATCAGCTTGGGGTCCTTCTTGGGCCGCAGAATGCCCGCACCGAAAGCAGCCTCACCGGCCTTGAGCGGGACTCCGGCAATAGCACCAGTACCCATTGGAAGCGTAGCTGCTTCGACGATAGGTTCGGGGTTGTATGTCCCCTCGGTGCGCATCTCTTCCGACGCGCCGTAAGCTCGCTTCGGAAGTGTAGCAAATTGCTCCGCGGCCCCGCCGATAATATCGAGCACTTGCTGCTGGGCCGCTTCCGGCCCTTTTTTCATGGATTCGACCCACCAGTTGGCGGCTCGCGGGACATCGCGCGCCAACCCAGCGCCGACGTTTAGAATAGCGTCGAGCAGTCCCTTTGGTTTCGGTCGATCCTCCGGGAATATACCCATTATTTCCGACGCTTACCCTTATCGGCTTTATTGAATTCCTTGGCCACTTTGGTGGGGATACCCACCTTCTTGGCGAATTTGGGGTTATGTGCGGCAGCCGCCATCGTGCGAGCCTGTTTTGCAGACTTACTCGGCATGACTTCCTCCATATATGGGAAGAACTCCCCCTTGTGAGGGGGAGTGTGATTCCGATGTAGGGGTTACTTGCGGTCGTCGATCAGCATTTCGGTGCTGTGCGGGGTCGTCGCCGCCTTCACCATATTCGGGCTGACCAGCGTGGTAATAACCGCGCCCTGCTTGATGCCGTTGAACAGGATGTGTGCCAGCGGGTTGCGCATCTCGACGCCCCATTCTGCCAAAATCATCCGGGTATCAGCATCGCCGGTCTTCGCGAGCGGCACCGTCTTGAAGTTACGATAAAACGCAGTCGCGAGGAAATCGGCGTCGAGCAGGAGGCCGACGTCAGTTGCGAGCCAACGTGACGGCAGGGCCTTGATGCGACCGAAATCGGTAGCAATGATATCCACCGTTGCAACTACTTCGGTCTTGCCGACGAGAATCTGCGATCCGTTGCGTCCGTCGAAAGTGGAGACAGTACGCTTGATCGCGGGCGGAACAATCAGAGTATCCGGCTTGCCGCCATTGACGTAAGCCTTCTGCATCGCATCACCGATCATCACTTCGGTGAAGGCAACCTGCGAAGCACCAGCGACCGCAGCGAACGCGTCAGTAGCCAGAACAGGAAGACCCGCAGTAACACCGATAACAGCACCGGCAGCAGCACCGAGCTTGTCAGTGGCGCGGCCCAACCAGTGAGCGATCGCTTCGGTCTTACGGGCGATCGCGGAAGCGTCGCCGTCAACGCGGGCCTGACGGGAACACATGATGGTTTCCATATCCGACTTGAGGATTTTGGAAGCCATGGCCATCTGGTGGCCGAGTTCCGAACCTTTGCCAGCGGCGTCGGCAGCTTCCTGCGATCCGGTGACGGTGGCATCGCGCTTTGAAATCTGCGCGACGTTCGTCAAGCGAACCGTGGGGGTACCAACGCTGTTGACGTTGACGAAGCCTTCGAGCTGGGCGTTGTTCGGATCGACGGCGGGCAGGTTCTCGGTCTGCCAGTCGAAAGTGCGGTTCTTGGCGTTGCGCCGACGAGACATCGACATAACGGGAGTGTCGAACGGGTCGATGTTATAGATGGAATTCGAGAGGTCTTCTCGGTTTCCTTTCGCCTGATAGGTCGAAAATGAGCCTGTTACTGCGGGCATTTCAGTGTCCTCTTGCAATGAGTTGATCGAACACCACGGCGGCATCATCTAGCCGACCGGTGCGGTTGAGCCTCTTCATTGCCAAGTCTGCTCCCTTCCGAGCCGTGCGCTGCTTCGCGCTTCCCGCTCCCGAAGTAACTGGCTTGCCTTGCGGCTGTCGAACGACTGGCTTGGGCTTGGCAGCCATCATTCGGTCGTATTTGGACGCTTTCAAGAGAACCTGAAGCATCCTGCTGTCGTACACTTGCGACAATTCCTCTTCGGTGAACCCGGAAGAAAGACCAGTCTTGCGCATCGAAGTCAAGTCTTTGGCCTTCTTCTTGGGGTCCGACCAATTTTTGCGATTGGCGGCTTCAAACTTGCCCGCCTCTTCCTCGGCGAAAGCAGCCAGTTGAACCTGGCTGGATTCCGTCATCTTCTTGGCGGCTTCCGCTTGCTGGGTAGCCAACTGTTGGCGGAACCCGTTGGCCTTCTCATAATAGCGCTGCATTTCGCGCGCCTTCACGGGGTCCTTGATGAATTCCTCGTCCCAATTGGGTTCCGGGGGAATCATCGTCTTCATGTGTTCTTCCATCTGCTTCGCGACGTTCATCGAATATTCGTAGTTATGAACGGCATCGGCAGCGGCGCGACGGACGATCTTCTTTGCCTCGTCCAGTTGATTCATGCGCTGGTGGAAAGTCTGGGTGCGGACGTACCCTTCCAACGCCTCCTTGATGGTTACTTTGGCGGGTTCGCCGTCTACAGTGACTTCCACTTCCCGAGCGAGGAGGGCTGCTTCTTCCTCGGACCCTTCATCTTCAGAATCGTCATCTTCGACGTCGGACTCGTCATCTCCTGATTCCCCATCTTCGTCGGCATCGTCGCCGTCGCTATCCGGTTCATCTCCTTTGCTAGGATTCCTTGGATCGGTTTTACCACTTTCCTTGCCATAGACCAAATCCTCTTCATCATCGCCGCCACCTTGCGCGGGGCTTTCATCGTCTACTTCCACCTGCCCCACGTTAGCGAACATGGTTTCGGCGGGGCCTTCGGATGAAACAGCCTTGCCGGTGGATCGTCCGGGTTCCGAACGAATCACTGCGTCGAACGCGGCGGCGGCATTCTCCATCCCATCGGCCATTATTTATCTCCTTTGTTGTACTTCTGCCTGACCTTGTGGTCGGCGATGTACTGTTTTAACTGTTCCCGCAGGTCGGTGATGGCCTTTATGCTAGCATGCGCCGCACCGGCTGTCAAGCTCCCGACGTCGGATTCCAGTAGTGTTCCCATATGCCTGGAATGTATATCATCCAGCGCCGAAACGAGCACAGGGTTGGCTAAAAGCCCCTCAGCTTCTATCGCCTTCTCTTCGACCTCATAGTTGGTCAGGCGGGGCTTCTGGTCCGGCGTTTCCATCCTGCATTCCCATCACTTGTAGCGCAGCATCAGGAATTTGGAGAGGTGCTGGCGCGGGTTGCGGTACTTCCTGCGGCGTGTTCTCGGCTTC